AGAGAATGCTCAATGTAGCATCTGATGTTAAACCCTCACCTGTATAGGCTTCGGCATCGGCTAATTCTTTATGTTGATCAAAATTTTCAAGGAAACCACTCTTACGAATCCAATCATGGATTTCAATATAGTTACCCAGGTCTTCGTTAACCTTGAATGTTACATCTAATGTACCATATTCTGGCTTATCACCTGGGATTGGTATATCTCTAAATGGTGTTGCTTGCACGGGATTACCTATGTTAATACCAGGTAAATTTACCGCTTGAACAAAGAATGATAGTTCAGGTGTTTTTTTGATATTGAATGCAAACCCATGAGGGGATAACATATTTTTATTCAGTGTCATATTAGCCTCCTATCATATTTATACAAAAAAAGGGAGAGCCCTAAGACTCTCCCCAATTTGGATAGATTGTATCTATTCTTATTATTCTTTACAGAATATTTGTTACCAATGAACGACGGTAGTATGCATTGGTATCTTCAGCAATAGCACCAGTAATAGCAGCAGGTGTACCCTGTACTGAACGGTGATACGGGTTAGCAATCATGCCATACCGTGTCTTGAAGCCGATACGAGGCTGGAAGGTATCAACTTCAACAGCACGAACCATTTGTAGTGGAACGTATGGGCAATAGAACAAGCCAGCATCATAAGGAGAAGAACCCTTATAACCAACAGTAAGGTAATCACCTGTAGTATAAGGATCAACATAGACCTTATAGCGACCGTTAAGAACACCGGCAAAAGTATTACCTGTGTCATCAACCTGAAGTGAATTACTGTTTAGAGCAGGCGCATAGTCAAGTACACCAGCCATTTGAAGAGCAGCTGCAACATCTGAAGAACAGATGATTAGGTTACCCTTACCACGGCGTGTATCCTTGGCAATCTTGTTAGCTTCGCGTTCAATGTGGAACATAAGACCCTTGAACTTTTCAACAGACCAACGGCCGTTTGCATCAACATCAAGATCAAATACACCAGCAGTTGTTGTATTAACGGAACCACGTACAGCGGAAACATTAATTGTACGAACAACTTCACGGTTGATTTCAGCAAGAACTTCAGCTGTAAGAATGTTAGCTAGTTCTGTTTCTGCTTCAGCACCGTGGATAGCCTTAAGATCTTGAGCCAGTTCCAAGCTGTAGTCAGCTGCTAGAGCGCGTGACTTAGCTGTAACTGTAACCTTATCAATGGTGAAGGCCATTTCAGCAATAGCACTATTGGTTTCAGTTGCACTTGTAGCCATACCATCAACATAGTTGTAAGTATTAGACTGAGCAAGTGTTGTAGTCTGAGCTGTTGTACCAGGAACTGTACCGATATTTTCGTTACCGATTGTATCAGCACCAGTTTCTGTTGAAGAGAAGCCTGTATCTGCTTCATCATAAAGTGCTTCATTACCAGATTGATTTGTATAACGGGCACGCATGGCAAAGATAAGACCTGTAGGACCAGTCATAGGCTGAACACTACATACGTCATAAGCCATTAGATTAGGCATAGAGCGGCGAAGCAATGAGATTAGAACTGGATCAAAGTTCTGAACACCTGATGTAACGTTAGTAGGTGCTTCAGTAAGCATTGAGCCCTGTTCAACCAGATGCTGCTCGCGTAGAGCTTTCTCTGTGTTTTCTAGGATATGTGCTGTTACAGCACGGCGGTGGGCATCATCAATAGAAGGAAGGTCATCATGATTGATAACACCATCCCACTTTTCCATAATTTGTTCGTTTAGGACATTCATTTAACTACTCCTGTTTGTTTAAACCACTAAACTTAAAATCGTTTCATAGTTCTGGAAATTGCATCAACATAAGGTTGTACTTCGGGAGCAACTACCTTTGTTTCTTCTTCATTATCTTCATGCATGATAACAGTTTCTTCATCAATCAGCTTAGCAGATGATGTCACATCTTCATTTACTTTTCCAGTAAAGTATTGTTCTTTAATAATTTCGATCTTAGACTTAAATTCATCCAGATCAGTGTATTCTAGACCTTCACACATTGAAGCAAACTTATCAACATCTGTGTCAGTCATACCTTCAGAAACTTCACCAAAAACAACATCTGTGGCACTTTCGGTAATTACCTTTTTAAGTTCCATATTTTCAGATACAGCTTCATTTAGGTCAGATTCCAAAGATTCAATCTTATCGGCCATTTCGTCAACAAGATCAATTTTGTTTTCTGGTACTTCCATATAGCTTTCAGAGAATAGAGTCTTAAGACCAGTGATAAAATCTTCCGCAATATCGGTACGGATATGATTATCAATAGCAATCTTATTTTCTTCAATCCATTCAGCTACAACATAATTAATATATTCATCAACTTTTTCATGGAGTTCATCAACGGCTTCAGTTACTGATTCTTCAACCTTAGCTTCGAATTCTTCTTCAATCCGAGCTGTTTCAATTGCAACACGGCTATTCAAAGCAGCTTCAAAGATTGTAGAAGCCTTGCCCTTGAATTCTTCACTTAGTTCTTCAGAAGCAAGCATTTCATCTACATCTTCTTTAACTGAAGCGTGATTAATTGGGCTTGGCTCTGTAGCACCACCTGCAGAAATAGATGCAAGATTCATTGCAGCAGTGCCATCAGGAATGGAACCACCTTCACCACCTACTTGATTCAATGTCTTTTCAAGAAAAGCAGATAGGTCTTGCTTCTTCATACCAGCAGTGGCAGAAATAAGTTTAGACAACATTTCGGATTTTGTTGAACCTGGCTTCAAAGTATTGGCAGCCGCCGTACCTTCATCAAGTTCTTCAACATCTTCAACGACTTCATCAATATTTTGATCTGTGTCAGCCATCAATTTTACTCCCTTTGGAATTTTAATTTTATTTATAATAATTGTTATTTCTAGATACTATTGAGGAATTTCTCAAATAGTGCCAATTTCTTTTGTTCTGTTAGTGCTCTAGCTTTAATAGAACGCTCAACATCTTCTTTAATATCATCTACTTTCTTGGCTACAAGGATGTCATTATCCCATATCCAGTCCACACCTTCATAGATACCATTTACAAATGCATCAGGTGCAGATGGATCAGCTACAATATCTGCCGCAGTCGCCAAATGGAAATCATCTTGAACTTCGTTAATACCTTCTTTATTAAGCTTTAAGCTACCCATACCACGAGAAGATACACCTAACTGAGCACCGTCTTCAATAAGGCCTCGGGCAATATTACCCATTGGTGTAGATGAGATCTTAGCTTTACCAATAAAATTATCACCTTGTCTACGCAACTCAACAATTTGATGCGATACTCGATCTAGATTAATAGTAGGTGAAGAAGGATGTCCTAACTCACCAAAAGCACGCTTTGGATTAACATATTCAGTGACATATCGATCAACTTCTTTACTTAAAATATCACTGTTATATAAGCGACCGTTTCTGTTCTTTATGTTACCTTGAAGAAATACACCTTCAATAAAAAGATTCTTTTTACCGCCAGTTGCTTCTTCTTCAATAACTCTAACTTGATCAATAACTTCTGTGATTAATTTCATTGTTTTTCCTTATGCTAATAAATCATATCCATCATGATCAACATGTGAGCCAGTATCTTTGCAATATTTTTTCCACGCTTTCCTCCCATCATCAGTATTATAAAGGGTATCTTTATGGTGGTTATACCTATCAACTAAGTCCTGGGTTCTTCTATTATTCATAGAATAATGACTTGAACTTCTTAACAAATGATTATCCAATGACTTCTTTGTCTTATGTAAAGTCCTTATAATCTTATTGTAATCATTATTTTCTGATATAAATTCTTGAAAATTTTTCATAAGAATATTTATAAAATTACCTAATTTAGTAGTACGCCACGGAAACTGCTTTGAGATTTAAAGCATCACCATCAGCTTCAATTGTATCATTTTTTGCTTTTATCAAATATACGGTAGATTCATCACTTCCAGCAAAACCTAATGTGAAAGTAGATAATGTATCACCACCATCATTCTTTTGTGTAATTAAGACATTTGTGGCAGCTTCAAAATTAGATAATCTTACGACTTTAGCATTACTAACCGCTGTTGGTGTAGTATTAACAGATTCTTCTAAACTATTTACTTTGAGAAATGATGACATTTAATTGATCTCTTCACTATCGGTTAACTCCCATTCTTCTTCAAATATTTCATAGATTGTATTGAGAATATCATCATATCCTTCTTCAGTTTCTAGCATTTCTTTCAATTCTTCTAGTTCACCTTCTTCAAATTCTTCTTGCATTGAATCAAGAATTTCTTCAACTGTTAGCTCTTCATCTGTTAAAAGTTCTTCATTAACAGCATCATCTTCACCTGGGTTATAACCGTGATTATCTTTATTACGGTCAATTGTACCTACGTGTTCTAAAGATGGATCAAGAACATTACCTTTAACATTGGCAGGATCATATTCTGCTACTACGTGTTTATCAAGAAAAGCTTGTTCATCACCTGCGCGACTGTTGGGCTCATACTTTTCTACAACACTTTTTAAGAATTTATTCGCCATCTTCCAGGTCCTTTGGGTTATTAAAAATTGTATTTCTAAGATCTGCTTCACGTGCATCTAATGCAGTTTCAACACGACTATTCATAAGCTCATTGAATGCTTTACCAGCATCAATTGGCATATCGTTTACTGCAGCATTAATAAAATCTTTAATCTCAGTCATAACAGCTCTCCATTTGTTTATGAATTATTTATAAAAATAGAATTTACTAGTCACTTTTCTCATCTTCACCACCATCATCTTCATCATCTTTTGGTGCATCTCTTCTAGGTTTTTCTGCACTGCCAAAGACATTTGCATTAGTAGAATTTGTATCACTTGGATCAAAATCTTCATCACTATACTTACCAGATTTCTTTTCTTCTTCAATCTGGTCGTCGTTTAGTTTCATTTCTTGATCGGTTTGTTTCAAGAAGTACTTACGTACATAGTTATGTGAATAGTATTTACCGATATAATCATCAATTTCCTTAGTGATATTTAAGCGTTCTCTTGCAATTTCAATTGTTTTGAGTTCTTCAAAATAGTTATCAATAGCATAATCGAAAACAATATCATTACGCCAAGCATACCAATCATCATAGTTACATACACCTGTAAGTAACAATTGCTTTTCAAGCAATTTCATAAACAGATCAGAGAACTTAAATCTTAGACGTGTTATAAATTTAGCAAAATTAATTTCTTCACGTGAAATTTCTGTTGATCTACCAAAGTTAAAGGTAGCTTCTTGTTGTAGTCTACTTGTAGGGATATTGAGTGATTTATAGAGAATATTCTGGAAGTATAAAACATCATCAATATCACTTAGGTTTTGGCCGCCAGGTAGTGTTGTAATTTCAGTACCACGCCCTTCACGCCTTGGTAACCAGAAATCTTCCAACATAGTCATGAATTTACGGTCGTCTTTAATTTGACCGGTTTCAGAGTCATAAACAACCTTATTCTTAAATCTAGTCATAAGATCACGAACATGTTGTTCAGCTTTAGCTGTAGGTAAACCACCTACATCAACATAAAAGATCCTTCGCTCTGGTGCACGAGAAATACGGTAAATTACTAACGAATCTTCCATAGCTCTAAGCATATTCACAGGTCGAATAGACTTATGAAGATATGATAGAATCATTTTACCATCTGGATCACTATAACCACTTGTACAATATGTGATAGCATCCTTGGCAATCTTAAGGCCTTGAATATTTTGTGGCACACCAGTAGCAGCGGTCTTTGCATTAAAGCCTGCAGCACTATACATATAGTATTCATCTACCTTTTTAGTAACATTAGCTATATTTTTATCTTTAGAGACAACTCGGATCTTTTTGATATGTCTTGGATCAATATATCTAAGTTCTTTAATACCTTGCCTAGGTGTTTTTTCATCAATAATAGTATGGTAATATAATCTACCGTCAATATACCATTGTTTAAAGATTTCATAAGATTGGTTGTTGAATTCTAACAGATTAAGTACATTGTTGAATTCTTCAATTATTCTTTCTTTAATGTTATCTTTGACTTCTAGATTATCTAAGTTAATACTTACAGTATCTTCTTGTGCATCTTCTACAATAGCATCATTAACCACATGAGCAATCGCCTGATCCACTATGGGATCAGCCGCAATTGTTCTATATTTTGTGACTAATTCAGATTCAGATCTGACGGCACCATTGAGATCTACATAAGTACCAAAGACGCCGCCTTCTTGTACAACTAAGGCGCCGTCTTCGTTTTTAGGTGGAACAAAAGAATCGTAATTATTTTGTTCTTCTTCTTTCTTCCGCTGAATTTTCCAGCCAAATAATTCCATAATATTATCCCTTCAAATTCTTAAAAGGGGCCACCTGCATTACCAGTTGAACCACCCGATACAGACCACCAATCATATTCAAATGTAACACCAAACAATTCTATTGCATTTTGGTTACTCCAATCCAAATCAATTGGATCAATTTGTGCTGGCCAAATACCATGGAATGTATATTCACGGATAGGAACACCAGTTTTAGAATATTGAATTACCTGTGCAGTAGACTTATACTGCAATGGAGCATCATATTCTCTGATATTACCTTCATGTTTATTAAGGTTACCTGACCATTCTTCTAGAGCATTTCTGATCAGGAAGTCTTCGTCATTAAGAACTTGAACATTCCACGGTTCAAATGTACGATCCCCAGCAAATTTAACTTCTCGACCAAAATAAAGAACTGGAATAGTACCTACAGTTGAAGCCGGAATTTGGGTAGCCGTACACATGAATGGGAACTTAACATCACCCGCACTATTTGCAGGATTCTGAAGTCTTACTTGGAACAAAGTGGGTCTAGCACCACCTGTCACCAATTGAGACCGCATGTCGTTAATATTGAATGCCATTTATATGTCTCCTTGTTTTATCTATTTATAGCTTAGAATTGACCTACGACTTCAGAAAATTCTACACCAGTTCGTACAGCCACAAAGTTAAGCTGAATGAAGTTGATGCTTCGGCTTGGTTTGATGTAAATATCACCAACAAATTCGTTGCGATCAATAACATCGCCGGTGTTGTTAGTTTCATCACATACTACCCGGAAATCGGTTACACCTCGACGACCTTGTACATCACGTAGGAATGGTTCTACCAAGTTCTTGAACTGTGACCGAGTGAACTCATCGTTGAATTCGAATAGGGTAAACTTAGCCGCAGTAGAAATAGCCTTTTCAAGAACAATGAATAGTCTACGAACATTAATACGATCAAATGCACTTGGCTTAGAAAGCAATGTTTTATCACCGTAAAGTACTGTACCTTGACCTGGGAATGTAACCACTGGGTTAATACCAGCCTTATAAAGAACATCACGTTCTGCTTTATTTGGGTTCCAAGCAAGACGGACAATATTCTTAATCTGACCTCTGTTGAAACCAGCAGGTGAGAACCATGGGTCACGTAAGTTATCAGTACGAACACATAGACCAGCACTATCACCATTTAATGGGATATATCTGTAAACATCGTTGTACTTATCATATTGATATTTGTAACCAGAGTCAAGTACACCATAAGATGTGCTACGAAGTGAGTTGCGGAATGTTACAACATCATCTTCTTCATCTTGACCTGCATTATTAACAACATCTGCACGATCAGGTGAAACAAAGACCAAACAGTCTTTTCTTGTCTCAGCAATGTTATCAATTAAGTAGTTAGGTAGTTGTTCACCATTTGTACCACCGCGAGCCTTACCCGTTAGAAGTAATGAGATATCAATGTCTTCGGCTGATTTGAACTTATCATATGCAGCGGTAAGTGTACCAAGTTCTACATTAGATTCGTCATTACCGTCTTGACCTTCCACAAATGACTTTGTATAAACTTGTGTATTTGTTGAAGAAACAACATTAACAGCAGTATTAGATACTGCATTTGTGCGGTCGTTAGCCCACCAGACGTAATTTGAATTATCATTAATTACTGTTTTGTAATAATTAGTACCACCGTCTTCTGTCTTAGCATCTGATGCACGAGATACAGAAGAGAAAACTTCAAGTACTGTACCTGGTGTACCGCTAATTTTACCATCTTCATCTGCAACAACAACATGAAGTTCATCAACGGCTGAAGCATTACCAAAACTACGTACATAAGCAGATGTACCAGGTGCGGTATCAACTACATTGAAATATTCCCAATATCTAACAAGATCTTGAGTTACTGTATAGTTAGTTGATAGAGTATACAAATCTTCAAATGTAAATGCGGATGTAGCATCATTGCCGTCAATTGTACTTTCACCGATTGACGTAATCTTAAGCAATTGCTTACCGATTGAAGAATTACCAGCTTCTAGATAATCACCAACATTAAGTGCAGCTAGAATATTATCCAGTGTAGCTTCAGAATCTGCACCAACATCAGAGTCAGCACTTACAGTTAAAGTAGCAGTATTTGAACCAACCGTAAATGTAATATTAGCAGAATCAGTATTAGAAGATGCATTTGTATATGAGTCTGAAATCAGGTTAATTGTGGCATTATATTGACCAGCACTATCACACACAGAAATCTTAAGTGAGTTACCAAGTTCACCGGGATAACGAGCTACCCATTGAACATCGGCATCAAATGTAACACTATCATAGTCATCATCATTTTCTACGATTTGACCTGCAATACTACTTACAGCTCCTGTATTAGCAAAAGCAGAAGTAACACCTGTGTTACCAGATGATTCTGTGTCAGTTGTATCAGCTGCACGGGTCACATAAAGTGCATTACCGTATGCTAAGAAGTTAGCAGCCGTAAAGAAAGTTTCTGGGTTGTGATTAGTTGGCTTACCAAAACGGTTAACCAAATCATCTTCAGAAGTAATAAGTGTAGCTTTGTTTACAGGCCCCCAGCGAAATACGCCTGCAAAAGCACCTTCAGTAGTGGATACTGCAGGTACAACCGTTGTCAGGTCAATTTCAGAAACATTAACGCCTGCGGATACTTGAAATGGCATCTGTGCATCTCCTTATGAGAAAAATTATTGCAATTCATAAAGATTTATTTATAAAAAACTGTATTTGATTACCATTCATCTGCACCTAAAAGCCAGTCTGTACTGTTACCTCTAACACCAACTACTTCATTTACCGTAGGTTCATTTCCGTTTTCAGATATAAATCCGAATGGTATTAGATCTTCCATCATCTGTTCTTCAGACTTTTCTCTTAGTAATGACATAGTATTAATATCAGTTAAATCTTTAAAATATGCTTGACTACTTAACCATGCAAACAGAACCAAACCCATTGCCAAATCATCATGAGCACCGGGTTCAGCTTCGTAACTCACTCCTTTTTTACTGAAAGTAGAGAGTTCTGAGATTGTTTCATGGTCATTAATAATAAGTTGGTCTTGTTCGACCAATAATTTAAGAATAGAACAACCCGTGGCTTTAACAGCTTTTGTCGTTCTCACCCCTTTATCAATATTAGATTTCCAAGATAGGGTAATGGATTTACCATTTCTACCTCGGTTTTCACTATATAGAATATTTTCATATTCATATTCTTCATGTAGAATATCAGGTATAACTTCCCCAATATCATTAATTTCTACCAACACTTGAGCATTGTTATATGTTTTAGCTATACCATAGATTATAGCAGCATAATCACGTGGTGCGGTAATATTATCCCTAAAGACTGCTACTTGTTGATATGGCATTTTTGTAATATCAATCACATGAAAAGCAGAGTAATCCATGCCTTTACCACGTGAGACGTCAGCTACTAATGAATATGTTCTACCTTCTTCATGTTGCTTATAGATAGCTAAGCCATCTTTTTCATGTAATGGTGTTTGATGTACTAACTGTTTTAATTTAGCACCAGATATTAATGTACCAGAACTACCCTGGAATTCTACATTATATTCTTGATCAAACTTCTCATAATCATAGTTCATCCCCGATAGAGTTTCTTCTTTCCAAGCTTCATCTCTACCTGGTACTTGATGCCATGGTACGAAAATTGGATTATATTGATTCCTACCTTCTAATGCATTTACCCAGATTTTATAGAAATCATTGAGACCATTAGGAGTAGAAACAAGAACTACTTTAGTTGTTTTACCAGAAGAAATTGTTGGGAATACAGATGTGAAGAACTCATTCCAGTTTTCAATGTGAGCAGCCTCATCAATAAAAAGTAGGTTGATAGAATAACCACGAATTGCCGAACCTGATGTAGCACCCGCTAAGATCTTAGAGTTGTTTTCAAGTTCAATTGAACCTTTGTTCCATTCTACAACACCGTGCTGTAACCACTTTGGAAGATGCTCAAATGCTAATTTAACACGACTCAAAATTTCTCTAGCAGTATCACCTTTGTTAGCCAATAGAGCAACGGTTTTATCATCATTAAATAGAATATACCAAAGAATAAATGCTACAGTTGTAGTAGACTTACCAACCTGTCTGGCTGTTGTGATAATGGTATTTCTATTATTAATCATAGAATTGACCATATCTTCTTGATAATCATAAAGATTAAATGGCACTAAGCCGTGGTCAACATGTACAATCTTAACATAGTTACGAATGAAATAAATGGGGTCATTAGAGCACTTTTTGTACTCTTTAACCATCTCAAGATCCCATTCAAGATCTTGACCTTTTCGTTTTAGATTAGAATTACCGTTATATGTAAGTAAATCACTCATCTTCTAGTTTATTCAACATTTCCTTTAGATCTTTGGTAGATCCTACAAATAGATTGTTATTTGTAGTATTATTTTCAGGTGTTGCGCTTTCTTCTTTAATCTTTTTCTTTTTATCATAAAGATCAATAATGTCCCTATTGCCCTCAAGCATAGTCTTAATTAGAGTACTGATTACTTCATAAGCTCTAGGGTGTTGGGATTGTTGTGCAATGGACATGAGTTCATCTAGTGCACCCTGCCCTGCTGTCATGAGTGCTTCAATATTTTCTCGTGCAATAAGAATATCTCGATCTAAATCAATAGGTCCGTTTACTTTACTTGGTATCCCAGGTTTAGATAAAACCTCTATATCACTTTCTTGAATGTTTAACATATCTTCTAGATCTTTATTCATCTAGTCCTCCTCAACTAGAGGGTCTTCAATTGTGATAATATAACCATAATCATCTTCAGCATCAATTAGGCTCTTATCAACACTATTAGATGCATTACTCGTTGGTGCACCATTAGCAGTAAGGCCTGGTACAATTGTTACACGTGCAGATTCTGTATTAGCAGATGTAATAGCAGCATCAGAATCACTAATTAAGAAATTAGTATTTGCAAGTTTAATAACACCACTCTTCTTGGTTGGTGAGAATAGATAACCCTTTAATGTAAAGTCTAGTGTAAAGATCAGAGATCTACGATCCTCAAAAGATCCCTCATATACATCTTCTTGAATAACACTAGTCAAATAGATAGGAATATCTAAAATAATTTCTGGATCAGAAATAAGTTCTACCGTTGGTGTCCACTCTGGTGTAAAATACGGTAGAATTTGTTCAATAATTCTTAGCCCATCTTCTGTATTCTTTACAAAAATTGATAACTGAAATGCAATATCATATGGGACTGGGTTGTATTGAAAATTTCGTACATCTGGGTCTGTATTATTTGACTTAACAAATTTATTGATGGTGTTCAATTTACGTTCAGCGGCATACTGATAACCAATAATTTCAAATCCCATTTGAGGCAGGGTGATTGCAAATTCTTTATCTAACCTTGGATCGGCATCAATGCGTGCTAAGAACTTTTCTTTTGGTCCATATCTAATGGGAACCTTAAAAGATTGACGAACATTACCATTATTATCTGTTCTGTTAATCCAGATGTCATTATAGAGCGTACCGAAAAGTGAAACATACTTTTTGATTGTTTCGTGATAATAAGTGGTTCCAAACATTAGAATGTCCCATCATCTGTAAATGGATTTTTATCATCAAAATTTAGAATCAAATCAGCATCGGCTTCAAATGTATCATTTTCAGATATAGAATAGTCATCAGATAATGAATCAGGTCTACCAGTAGTTTCATTGATAATAATGTCACCATTTGCATTAGTATTTGCGAGATTATTAATACCTACATTAATACTCCATTCATCTTCAAGATCATCAATAGTAGAAATACCAGTATTTAGTTTTTCGTTACTGTATTCAAATAATTCACATCTTAAATCATACATTTGCAAATCACCCATTTGATAAAACACGGGTTCATGTTCAACAAATGTGATTACAAAGACCTTTTGATTAAGAGGAAAGTAAATTAAGTCTCCTTCTTGTGGTCTATCTATAGTTTCATTTCTACCAATTTCAGTATTAAAGACACGATTAGCAATAGTAAATGTGACAGAATCTCTAATCTGTAAACCAAACTTAGATAGGAAATCACCCTCACCTTCAAATCCTTCAACGTTTCTAATATACATTTCTACGAAATATGCATTATTATATGTAGATAATGTATCTTCCCCAAATGTAGTATCTTTATCAACTATTGTGCGAGGGCAATAATAACAATCATGACCGTACATTCTAATAGATTCAATAACAAGATCTTCAATTAGACCTTGCTCGGAAAAACTATTAAAGTTATTAAAATATGGATTAGTAGCCATGTATTATCCTATAAAATCAAGAGGCGGCATCGCATGTTTCTGTAAGATTTCATCTTCCATTTTTAGAATTTCAGCGGATGCATCATCATAGATTTTACCACCATTAAATTGAACACCCCCAGGTAATTGTAAGCCCTCAAATTTAGTAAGATTAGAACCCCATTGTTGTTTGATCAATGCCGTTGCATATCGCTGTAGAATACGATCTGACCAAGCATCAGTCCATGTATCAGGATCAACTACTTCATGACATTCAAAGACTAAATATGTACCTTCAGTGAGATCATTATCATCAATAAACAGTCTGTGCTTATGTCTGTTAAATCTAATAAGAGTTTCACCTACTAATACTTCATGGATAAGTGCCAATTGTTCACGTTGCATATAATAGGGTAGGATAGACAGATTAGCCAAATTATGTAGATCATTCAGAGCAATTTGGTATCTTATATTAAAGATATCTGTACCGCTCAATGATTGATCATGAATACTAAAAACCTTTACTGCCCCAATAATATTATCAGGTAAGTCTACATATCCATCTGATATTGTATTAGCAGTTATTAAATGCTTAACATAAACCCGTTCTGTAGCTGAATGGTGGTAATCATACCAAAATTGAAGAGCTTGATCTATGCGGTCATCTACCTGATCATCATCTACATTTATTTCGATGACTGGGGCGCCCAGTGCTCTAAGACAGAACTGTTTAAACTCTGCTTTGGTTGTTGGCTGAGCCATTCTTGATCCTTTTATTTTTTAATTATTTATATTTATCCTAATTTATGTCTCCTGCATAACGAGAAGTCCATATAGTTAATGAATACTTAGTACCAGATTTAAGTTCTCTGCACATATGCCCGTGTGTAACGCTGCTAGGCCACACTAAGCATTCCCCAACACCAGCAACGTGATTTGTTATATCTTGTCTAGGAAAGTATAAATCAGCACCTGTATAATCTTCATTGAGTTTAATACTACCAGTAATCAATGACGCATCATGGTGAAGCGGTAAAGATCTCTGCCCATCTTCACTATACTTAATGACAAACATATCCCGTATGCCTTGTACTAACAAAGGTCTCCAATGTTGTTCAGCATCCTTTACAATATGATCCATAAATCGTTTACTTAGTTTTTCATATAGCTCTGGTAAGGCTTTTTTAAGTCTCATTTCTTGCCCCGGGAACTTATCATTATACATTTCTTCCCATTGACCATGTTCTTCACATGCTTTAATGATCTCTTGACAACCCTCTCTAGTAAGGAAATTATACAATAAAAATTCTTTATTTTCATATTGTTGATTTATTCTATTGGCATTATTATAGAATATGTCTATATTAGGATAAAGAACTTCTGGTTGCTCATACACATATTTCTTTTTAAGTTTTTGATATACTGGGTGATTGGTTGAACCACCATTAGCATGAATAATAGTACTTGTACAATTTGTTTTAATATTATTAATTTGACCATGAGCATTCAATAAAACTTCATTTTGGTCTGTATTAGCCAAACACTGGAATACATATGACTCATAATCAATACCAATTTGCACTGGGTTTTTGAGAAATTCTTTTTGGTAAAATAGTTGATCATCGTCTTCTATTGCAATGTCTGCACCTTTTAAGAATGACTTGAGAAACCTAGCATTACCAATGAATAGACCACTATTTAAATACGGTGAACCAACAAACCCGCTATTAGAGTAAAGTTCAAGCTGTTGATCCTGAACATCTAGATCAGGCCAACAAACATTTTCACCAGCAAATAAGAGTGATTTGGCTGAATCATAATATCTTTCGATTAATGTATCAACTGAATCATTAACAATGACATCATAAGAATCACAGAATAGTATAACATCGTGATCTTCTACATGACCATTATCAAAATCATCTAGCAAATGCTTACGTAAATGCATTACTTTCTGACCACCGCCTGGCTTTTGAGATAGATCATGACCTATCCATTCAACTTCAATGAGGTTTAATCTAGCATCAGGCATATTAACCTGTACAGATTTTTCAAACACCCTTGACTTAAGTACATCAGATGTTATTGCATAGATATGTAACATATATTAATATTCCTTTTCAATATCAGATCCAAGCACTGTTCTTGGATATGGTTTAAACATTTGTTCATTTGAGTTAGAGTAAATCAACTTTTCATATTTGTCTAATCTCTTGTAGTGTTCTTTTAATGATTCTGAATCTGTGAATGGTTTAGCTCCAAGCATTAACGGTAGATATTCATCGGTTGGAATAAGATTATTCAAGATATCAGTTTGTATTAACTTTTCGGCCGCTTTGGGTTTAATCATATAGGCACAAGCCCAATATGGATAAAAGTCACCGGTGCCCATATCATTCCAAGCTAGATAATGTATATCGGCATCACTATTTAGAAAATTATTGATTTCTTTATCAAAACTTTGTTTATCAAAGTATTCGTTAGTATGAACATCATCCTCAAAGATAAGTAAAGGTTTCTTTTGTTCAAGACATGAAGACCACAATAGAAAATGTGATAGAAAACAACCAACTTCACCTATTTTTATGGGTTCATCTAGTAATGGATCAAGCCAATGATTATCAGCATATACTTCTTTTTGTGCTAACATTTTATCAGCTTTAATAGAATCAACTGCTGATAACACATTAACAGGTGTTTGTAATTGATCTACTACATCTTGAAACAGTTTGAGTCTATCAGGTCTAGAATATAGATTTATTACTGAAATATTATAATTCATTTCATATCCTTAGTGAATACTGAAGACCCTAAGCTCGGCCTTCCATCATATTTTTGATTTCTATATGGCCCTTTTGCATTTACATAATGTATAAACACTTGTGATTGATGCACACCTATAAATTCATTCCTATAATGTGTAAGTTCACATCCCTTATAAACCAAAGCATCACCTGGTTCTAATAAAACAGATTTACGGACCGAATCTTCTTGAACCCAAATTGCCCATGGTTTATTATCAAATGTATTATAGTCTAATGTAGCAGTAAGTGAAATTTCACATGCAGGTCTATCTTTATGAGGTTTCAAGACTTCTTTTGGTGCATAAAATCTAGAATATGTATAAGTGGGATATAGCTCTAAGCCTAATGTTTCACCTAATTTATATCTGTACTTCTCTTGCATCTCACTATGAATGGGATCACCATATATAGCCAATGAACCTGGGCATTGTTCATCATATACCATATTACCTGAATTTCTAAGAACCCACATTCGTTTAGCCATTCGTTCAACATCTTTGAAATCAAAGAAGTTTCTCAATATTCTATATTGTTCTTTCATTGCCAATTTGGCCCTTCAAACCACACAACAACACTATGTCTAACACCCTTTGTGACTGGCTTTACTCCATGCATTAATAATGAAGGAAAGACAATTACAGATCCTCTGGGTGCTATAAGATCCACTTCTGCTAAACTACCATCTATTTGTTCAATTGCAAATTCTCCCCCTTCATAATCATTGGGATTTGATAATTGGATCACAAGACTAAGTTTTCGCATAGTATTTCTATTTACATTAATTGAATCATCTCTATGTGGTGTATAGTGTTGATCTGGGAAATATCTGCAATACTGTGCATTTTGTGGATTAGAAAAATTGATATTCCATTTAGAATTTGTATTAGCTAATAGAGCATACTGTAAAGCTATACCCTCTATCCAATGATTGTTTGGAAAGAAGGTTATGTTAGTTTCTCTTATTTCTGGATTATAGCTACCGCCTAGATTACCATTACCAATTCTACCATCGGATGATATTAGTTTATCACCTTCTAATATAATAGAATCACATAATTCTTCTGATAATATACCAGACCAATACCAATAATTTGGTTCGAACATAATTTACCCCATAACAATAAAATAGTATTTATACTGTTGGTTG